ATTCTAACCATTTCTTATTATTTGTAGTAGTATAATTATAAACTACATCATAATCATTTACATGAAGTAGTTTCTTTAAGACTCTAGGAGCTTTCCTTAAGAATTCAGGTTTATACTTCTCAAATAGTTCATCAGTAGCTAAAAAGAAAATCTCTCCTACTTTTTTATATTGAGTTGAATGTTCAAAACTTGGTACAACCCCAAAGATTCCTAAGGTTCTTCCATAGTTATCCTTAATTACCCTTAATATATCATGTCTTTGAATTAATAAAGAAAGAGCTTCCTGAGGAGAATCCCCAGTAAAGCTCTCTAGTTCTTCTATATCTGATTCTCTTAGATTCATAAAGAGAACATCATAAACATCTCTAAAGAATCTAAAGGGTTCTGTATGAATCATTATTACTCCTCCTCTTATAAATGTTGAGACCTTGCAGTATAGTTAGCTTCAAAGGAAGCAGTATGGATTCTGAATGGTAAATAAGAATCACTTTCTAGTCTTACAGATACTTGTCCTGTCTTAGCTAATACCGGGAACTTTTCTTCTCCGGAGATAAAACTAGGGGTTCCAAGTTCTGTTTCTCCTAGAACTATACCATTATAAGGTTTCTCTGTTACTCGACCTCCATTAGTCTCTGAGATAATCTTAAAACTAGCTGTCTCAGTAAATGTTAAAGTAATACTTCTAACCTGTATTCTACCATTGAGAGTTGGTCTTCCTTGGTTATCTCTTACATAAAACTTAGAGAACTCATATACTGAGTTATATTTAATCCCTATGAAGAAAGTTTTACTTGAGAAATCTCCTACTACTCTTACTTGGTTAGGAGCTGGTTGTTCTATATTCTCAGCTACTTGTAATCCGGTCTCTGAATCTACTATAATGAAATCTTCTGATTCCAGAGAATAAGGTAGAGTCCAAGTGGTTCTCTTTGAAGCTGAATCATAGGTACCCTGTTCTTCCACAAGGTAATCTAAATAAACTCTAAAAGGGAGGTTACCTGTATATTTATCTTCAAGTTCCATCTTTAGAAGCTCCATATTAGAACCTCTCCTAATCACAAGGAATAAATATGAACTAATTAATACTGCATCTAAGACTGCATCTACTTCTGGAAATATCCATTTACTCCAAGAGCTCTGAATTTTCTGGTTGTTATTCCAAAAGTACTTATAGATATATAACTCATTAGAAGCTGAATCAATACCAATTAACATATCTCTAGCTGAACTTGTTGAGAGTCTATCTATAGTGTCCGGGAGATAGCTTGGTACATGAGAAGTAATATTAACTGCATCATTAGTTCGAGCATTTTCTTGTACGAAATACTCTCTAATTGAAGTGTATCTGCCAAAAGGAACTTTAAAATATATATTAGCTCCTGCTCCTACTGGTTCTACATCTGTATCAGTATCAAAATAAGTACTAGGGTCAACTGCTACAGTTAAAGGAGTCATTGGAGAATCTCCGGAGTTCATTATAAACTGAACTTTCTTGGAAAATAATAAAAGACTTCCAGCATAAGGTATAGCATTTTCAAGTGTTGTTACCTGTTTAGTACTTACAGTTACATCTATTGGGTCTGTGTCCAAGACTTCAGCTCCAGTAGCATTAAAGAAGTTGAAGTAATCTCCAGACCTTGATAAGACCACACTTTCCCCAGCTAAGAATCCTAATCTATTCTGAAAGAAGAACACATCATTTATTCTTTTATCAATAAAACTAGGATAAGGAGCACTAATATTATTACCTACATAACGAGGTTCATAGTCTATATTCTTTACTTCAAAAATATTTGTTGACACTCTCTCAATAGTTTTAGGCATAGTTAAAGGGTCTATCTGGTTAACCATTAAATCTCCTTCAGAATCCTTAAGAGCAACTGTCTCCTCCCAGATTCCCGAAGGATTATCTTCATCAACTATATATTTCACATAATAAGAATCAGCTATTGTTTTAGTTTGACCTACTACTTCTACAACATAACCTTCTGGAGCTGTAGGAGGTAGTTTATCTAAGGACTGAACTCTTCCTTTAATAGGATATAAAGCTGTGTTACCAAAAGAATCTGAGGTCTTCAAAGTATAAAAACTGGAAGATTTAATTATCAGGATACTACCTTCAGTTGTTATAGTGTATTCAGCTGGTAGCTCTGCATCTAAGAGAGTCTTCAGTTCCTTTACAATGCTAGTAGTTTTTATATGCTCTACATTAGAACTAGAAGGAGTTGGAGTAGTATAAGTAACTGAATGAGAGTTAACTTCTACTGTGTACTCTGTCTCTGGGTATCCTTTATTTATATAAATTAAACCTATATCTCCTATAGGAGCTCCATCATCTACAGTTTGTTTAGTTGTTGAAGTTATATCCATTCCTGCATATCTCTTTCTATTTAAAGCAATAGTGTTATCTCCTACTGTAGTCACTTTTATATCTTTCTTAGGGTTAATAAAGGTACTTCCAGATAAACTGGTTGTAGTAAAATAATCTTTTAAATGAGCTTCTTGTCCTGACTCATAACTTATTGAACATTTAACTCCTTCAAAAGTATAAATCTCTATAGGTTCTACCGGGTCTCCTGTGAAAATCATTAGGTATTCTTCATCTGCATCTCTATCTACTGAGTGAATATATACATTATCATGAAACTCAGAAGCTAAAGTACTAATGAAAGTTGTGTTAGGTCTCTGTACGATTCCTTCAGTAAGAGAACTTGAGATGTTTTCTTGTCTTTCTGCTTGAGTATCTATGCGAATTGGAGGAGCTTGTTGAGACACTCCATTATAAAGTCCTGTTAAAGTTGTACTTACTAAACCCATTCTCTTACCTCCTCAATCCAGTCATTATATCTGAGTTAGTTAATATGTTTAAATCCATTGAATCATTCTCTGCTCTCATCATAGTAATATAAGCTTGTTGTTCGTCTTGTTCAGAGAAAGCATAAAGAGCTTGAGAACCTACAACTTTACTCTGGAATATCCTAGCTGATTTAGTGATAATATAATCTCTAACTGTCTGAGGTAAATCCTCAAAGTTCAGGAAGAAAACTATATCTACATCAATAGATTCTTCAAAAGTAAATGTGTGATTATCTTTATCATAAAGTCTATTCCCTCGTCTCACTATGTCTCTTGAGGTATCTGAAGCATCCACCTTAAGTGTATTTGAGGGAACTATAATCTCATTCTCAGTAGAGATAGGTAGTCTATAATTAGATTCAGCATTGAAACTCATTCCATTAGCTTGAACTTGTCTGCTCACTTGATGAATCAAAGACCTTGCTATGGATACCTCAGATACACCAGCTACATAAAGGTCATTAATTGGTTGTTCTCCTATACTTAGGAGTAAAAAGTTTACAGCTTCTAATTCTGTAGATGCTGTTAGTGGCTTCTGTATAGCCATGGTTACACCACCTTTCCAAAGTCATAAAAAAGGGCAACCTAAATTAGGCTACCCTTAGTATGTCTATTAGTTACTTAATGTATTCAGCTTGAATTCTCCAGCACACTCTGGTCTTAGAACTCCATGACCTACAGCATACTTAGCTACCATCAAGGTACCCTGTCTTTCTACCTGATAGTCTTTCTCTAAAGCTAAATCCATAAGCTTAACTGTACCTACAGCTTGTTTAGTTAAAGCTACACCTACTGTCTTACTAGCATCAACACCATGATAGGTATCTGTAGCTGAAGTATCAGTTGTAGGAATGTTATTAGATTTCTTAATGTCAATACCTGCTACTTTGATGATGTTACCTTCAGAGATAGCACCTCTACCTCCATAAAGATTGTTAATGAGGTCTAAGTTCTGAGCTAATACATAATACTCAGCAGGTTTAAATACTGCTACTCTACCTTGGTCTGGAACATCCTTTTCGTCAAAGGTCTGAGCCATAGAGAATAAGGCTGTAGCTAAAGCTTCTGCTTGTTCTTTAGTTGTGGAAGCTCCTGCTGTACCTCCATCATTCTTGAAGGCATCATTAGTAATCTGAGTTCCATCTGGTAAACCATCTACTACTGCTGTAGCTCTGGAAGCCTTAACAACTTCCTTAAGAATGTTAATATCCATTCTCTTAGCTAACTCTCTACCCATCTCTGTTGAATAAATACTTCTTACATCATAGTGGTTCATAGCTTCGTCAATGTTAGCAATAAAAGCATCTGAAATCAAGAGACCATCAATAGAGATAACTCTCTCATTATGACCCATCTTGCTACCAGTAATTTCGTTACCCGGAATGTGGTAACTAGAACCAATTTGTCCTGTTACAGGGAAGGAAGCTGATTTACCATGAGAGATAGTTCTGCTGGATGTTAGAGGTAGCATAATGTTATTTCTACCAAAAGCTGTTAATACTTCTCCAGCAAACACCTTCATAAATAGAGCTAATTCATCTCCGGCTTGATTCGCTTGACCTAATCTTGAAACATTATAAGCATCTGCCATTCTTCATTCATCTCCTTTAATTAGTTGAGTTTTCGTTATAGTCTTATCTTCTTATAGGCTGTTCTTTTCTCAACTCCCTAAAGGTATCCTCGTGACTCCCCACCTCGGCAGGGCTTCAGTCAGGCTTTAAGTTGTTTTAAATTGAACTAATGTTAAGTCAGGACTCGAACCTGTTGTATCCCTTCAGAGCTTAAAGCTTCTGAGTTCAATACTTAACATTAAATTGGCAAGGGTTAATGAGACCTGTAGGTCATAACTAGTATTTTTTCTTAACCCTTATAAAATTAATCAAAATTTATAAAACCCAGACCAACTAATATAATGTCAGTCTGGGAGAGGAGGTTACATTAAAATACATCTGAGTTTCTAAGTTTTCTCTGGACTTCAGCTCTGAAAGCTGGGTCAGATTCATACTTAGGGTTACTCATAGCTTCGGTTACTTCAGCTCTACTCTGGAAGGAACCGGAGTTACTTTGAGGTACTTTACCTCCATGGATAACTCTTTGAGGTCTTCCTCCTTCAGCTTTAGTAAACCTACTATATAAAGCTTCTACTGCAAATTTAGCTTGGGTTATATCATTAGAAGTTACTGATTGATTAAACACTCTTTTCTCATCATCAGATAAGTTCTTATCAGCCCATTCAACCATTTGAGTATAATTTTCTTCGCCATCTACTACATTGAATACTTCCTGAGCTTGGGTATCAGCTTGAGCCTTAACTCCAGCCAAGTAATTATCTACTACATTCTTAGGGAACCCATTCTCCTGTAGTTCCTTATAGGATTCTTCAGATAAATCTCCAGACTCAAAGAACTCTTGTTCGAATTTTTTAAAGTCAACTGGGGAATCCTTTAATTCCTCTTTGACTTCTTCTTGTTTTTCCTCATCTTGAGTTGGAATAGTATTATCTTTAGGTTCTTTTGTATTTTGTTTACCTAACTCAGATTCTAAGCTTTTATAAAGAGCTTCTAAATCTTCTAAACCTCTTTCTTTTTTCAGTAACTCTAAAGTTCCTTTTTGAAGTTCTTCTTTAGTTTTATATTTATCAGCATAAAGT